AGCGAATCTTGCCGGTCAGCTCGGCGTCGGCGCGTTTGCCGAGAATGTCGTCGAGCGTCTCGGTGATCATCTCGATGCCGGACTTGATGATAAAGCAGGAGATCACCACGCCGACCCAGGCCTCAAGTGAAACGCCGAAGAGGAGAAAAATGATCGCCGAGAGCAGCACCGAGGCGGAGAGCACGGCATCAAAGCTGGCGTCGGCGCCGGAGGCCTCGAGCGCGGCGGAGTTCGCCTTTTTGCCCTGCGCCTTGACATAGCGGCCGAGAAGCAGTTTGACAACCACGGCGACGGCGATGATGACGAGCGAGACAATAGAATAATCCGCCGTTTCGGGGTGTATGATCTTCTTGACCGACTCGACCAGCGAGGTCGCGCCGGCATAAAGCACGATCGCGGCGACGACGAGCGCGGTGAGGTATTCGATCCGGCCGTAGCCGAGGGGATGCTTTTTGTCGGGCAGCTTGGCCGAAAGCTTGGTGCCGATGATCGTGATCAGCGACGAGAGCGCGTCGGAAAGGTTGTTCACTGCGTCGAGCACGACGGCGATCGAATGGGAAAGCAAACCGATCGCGGCCTTGAACGCGGCGAGAAAGACGTTCGTGATGATGCCGATGATGCTGGTACGCACGATCAGACGGTCGCGGTCGACCATCACGGCGGTGATCTCTTCGTTTTCTAACTGGTTTATTTTTTCCACGCTTTTTGCTCCTTTCGGGGAAGGGGAGAGATCAGAACTCGGTTCCCTCAAGCTTCTTACAGGCTGTCAGCTTGTCATAGGTCGGCAGCATGGGCATGGCGGCCATCACACCGCCCTCGAGCTTGAACACGCCGCCGAGGATGCCGAGCTTGGGGTCAAGGCGACCCTGGCAGACGGAGACATAGCTCTTGTAATCGCCGAAGCAGCGGAAGGCTGCGTCTGGAACGGTGTCCTCGCCCTCGCCGCGGGTGATGCTTGTGATCATCGTCTTTTCGACCACGTATTTGATCCATTTCGTGTTGCCCGGGATGCCCCAGACGTTGCGGTATACTTCGACGAGCTGGGTGTTCAGACTGCCGGGGACGGAAAAGACCTCGCCGATCTTTTTCACATGCATCTCATACCATTCGTCGTCCAAAAATTTCATCGCTTGGCTCTCCTTTTTGTGTGTTTGATCTGATTGATAGTATAGCATAGCGGAGGAGAGATGGAAAGATTATTTCAAATCGTGATGATGGGCATAAAAAAGTCGTCGCGAACGAACTGCAGTCCGCGACGACGTGGAAAGGGAGGCATATTTTGATAGAATTTCAGGGTGTGGACCAAGGTGGTGCTCATTATTAGCCTGGGGTCAAATTATGTAAACCTATACTTGACTTATGGGAGAGTGTAGTCGTTACTTGTCCAGATATAAGAGCCAAAATTTTCCATATAATAAGGGTCGCTTTTGTTGCTTGCTCCATATTGAATGAAGAATGCGAGCAATTCGATTTGCTGCTGTGATACCCCCCACGTAGAGCCATTGACGGAATACATCGAGTCGAGTGCGTCACTGATGCCGATCTTTACACGAAAGCTCTTATTACTGAGCTCCCAGTATTTCACCGGCGAAAGACCATAATCATTCCTTGGCATCTCGCTAGTATGGAAGAATGCTAAATGCATATCTCTTGATTCGGATTTTGCTGCATTGATTTTGCCGTTTGGCTGGATACTAATATCGTCAAAACCCCAATCCTCTAGCAAAGACTTCAGGTCGAAGTCGTTATTCTCGTCGACGTAATCCCAAACATTAATATCGCTCTCGAAGTTTATAGTCGCAACGTTATACTCGTATCTTCCGTTCGCGTTCGGACTAAGGTTAGGGTGGCTGGCAGCGGCTGTATCGTTTGTATTGTTCATGTCGTTGTCGTTGCTGCTAGTATTGTTTTCGGTGCTAGTGCTAGATCCCTGTGGCGCTCCGCGCATCCCCTTGAATAACTCATCGTACTTTTTGAGATCCTTATCGATCGCAGATAAATGACTATCTGAGAGTATGAAGTTCCATGTTTCACCATCAGGCATTGTTATTGTCATCGAAGAATGATCGGTGGACAATTCTGAGATAAACTCGCCGTTGCCAATCGTGAACTGGTAAGAATCGTCGACGGTATAATTGCGCTTTGCGACGCCCACCCAGTTCTCGCCGTAAGTTTTGATGATATAACAGACGCCGTTTGGCCAGAACTCAATTCTGTACCCGTTATCTCCTTCAACTGCCCTCCATACCTCGTTGGTCAGTTTGTCATAACGCTCGCCCTCAGAGTCATTCTTCCCGCAACCGGTCAAAACCAGTGCAAGTCCAAGAATAACCACAAGTCCCATAATGATTATTTTCGCTTTCTTTCTCATTTTTACCCCTCCTTAAATGGTGAGAAGAACATCTCCGTGTCCGTACGTGAAAAAAGTCATCTACTCGATCATTATATTTTCCGTAAAAGCACAAACATAAGCATAAAACTAACGGGGGGTGACCGTTGCTACTTGTTTTTTGATCAGCTTCAAAAAACAGCCATCATCGGCAAGTATGGCAAAAAAGAGCATGCAATTAGTTGTTTAGCGAAATAATTATACCAAAGTGTGGTAGAAAGTCAAGAAAACTCAAATTGAACGATTCTCCTCTGTGAGAACGATTCATTAGGGAGAGGGGCGACGGGAAAACCCTAAAAATGAGTGAGAGATGACTTTTGCTGCAAAGCATAAAAAAGTCGTCGCGAACGATATGCAGTCCGCGACGACGTGGTGGAGATGGGGAGAATCGAACTCTCTTAAAAATTTGTAATTCGATTGCGGCGCAATCACTTGAAAAATCAGTTAGCGTTTTTGTTAGCATTTTCTATTGCGGAAAGCTGCTGTCTGAGTGGCTCGAGCGGCGAGAGATCAGCATATTCTTTCAGCAGATCAGAGAGCTTTGAGAGCGCATCGGCGAGCCGCGCGTCCGAACTCTTATCCCGATAGAAGTCTGTCATAGCGTTCTCAGCTCGCTTCTTGTCCCGGGCTGCGAGCTTAATGTAAATCTTATGCATCGTGCCGGGATCATCCCATCCGCCCATCTGCTGCATGGATAGCTCAGAGAGACCGAGACTATACCCGAGACTGGCGAAGGTCCGGCGCAGACCGTGGTTTGTCACATCGGTCACACCGGCACGGGCGCAGGTTTTGTGAACGTGAGACAGAATTGTATTCTCGGCGTGGATCGGGATAGGCTTGCCGCTGTTCTGATATTCTTTGAGTAGATCCGCAAGACGCGGGATCATGATCGGGATGGTACGCGCAGAAGCAGATGTCTTTGTGGTGCCCTTCTCGACAAACTTATTATCTTTGTCCTGGACGATAGCGCCGCGGACATTGATCACATTATGTTTCAGATCAATCATATCATGCCGCACGACGTACAGAGCTTCGGATATACGAAGGCTGTGCAGTTCAAGGAGCATCTCGATCTCGGCACTGTCACCCTCGGCGGCTTTCAGAAAGAGCGGGATCTCTTCCGGCTCCAAAAACGAAAGGTCGTTTTCTTTGAGCGGCTCAAACTTCACCTTCGGAATGCTATATCCGATATCCGACAGAGCTGTTGTCACAGCGCCCCAGTTCGTCCGGACAGTTTTATTGCTGACGATTTTAAGCTCGTCGTTGATCATCGCCTGCCAATCCTTGATATCCTTGTACGGCTTGTCCATATAATTCTTAAAGCGGAGGCGCCGCGCTTTGTCATAGGTGCGGATCGTGGCAGGTGAGAGGACGCGCTCATATTTCGCTATGAAGTTTTCGATCATCTGGCCGGGCGTCAAGTCTTCCTTGCTGACCTTGCGTTTGCCCGCTTGGTATTCGGCCTTGATTAGCGCGGCTTGCCGCTTGCACTCCTTCGCCGTCGAAGCTGTCACGGGCACGCTGACGCCATTCAGCCGGAGCTGAATGAAGTAGGATCCGCTATTCAGTTTTCTGGGCTCTGGTATTTTCATTATTCGCTAAAGTACAACAAAAACTATGAATAGAAGTATCGCAGATGGTATTCCAATATACCACCGCCACTTATCGAGATATGAACTGTCCCTTGCCACGATTAACAGGTACAGCCCTTGCAGTAAGGGCATTATGCCAAATATTGAGAGCACAGTAACAATGGCTAAAATGCCGAGAAGAAATTTGCTCATATTCTCACCGCCAATCATAAGCTGTTCCATACGATCACACTTGGTCGGCATGGATTTTTTTATTTTACTGTGCTGATAAAGTGAGTGGCTTTGCCGATAATCCTCACTCGGTTCATGTCCTCGTTCCAAAACACTTTGGGCTTATAGGTCGGGTTTTCGGGCTCCAAGATAATATGATCGTCGAAGAGCCTGACGCGCTTAAGCGTAGCAGTATCATCGTCGACCAGGACGGCAGCGATATCTCCGCTATTCACCTCGGCGTCGGCCTTGATGCAAACAATGTCACCGTCGAAGATTCGGGCGTTGATCATGCTGTCGCCGCGACAGATCAGTGTAAAGTCACACTTGATATAGGACGGGACATTGTCATAGTCCTCGATGTTCTCTTCCGCAAGGATCGGATCACCGCAGGCGATCCGGCCAAGGCGGGGGACTTTATATGTCGATGGCATAGACATGACGTTCCGAGGTAAGGATAATTCATCATCCATGCACATTAGCCAAGAAGGCTTAACATTAAGTGCTTCCGCAAGCGCAGCAATGGTCTCTCTTTTGAGATTTACCACCATGCCTGTTTCATACTTGTGAATTGCTGAAAACTTCAAGCCGACCTTTTCAGCGAGCTCTTTCTGTGTGAGATGAGCAGCAAGCCGGGCCTGCTTAATTCGCTCCCCAGTAGTCATAACGGCTATCAACTCCTTCTGTCCTAATCTTACCATATTATTTCTCGAAATCAAGAAAAATTTTCTTGACAAGACAATTTTCCTGTAGTAATATGAGGCTGTCTTAAAAAGACAATCTCACGGAAAGGAGGAACGATTATGAACAGCCAGCTTCTTAAAAGCAAGATGGTTGAGTTTGGCGATACGCAGGCAGATCTTGCTGCTGCTATTGGCATTAGTGCATCAAATTTGAATGATAAAATCAACGGAAAGGTCTCTTTCCGGCAGAGCGATATTGCTGCAATTCGCAGACGGTATCATCTTACTGCCGAGGAAGTAGACCTGATTTTTTTTAGCGAAGAATTGTCTTAAAAAGACAATAGAAAGGAGGGACACCATGTCAAGTGCAATTAACCACCGCAAGCGCAGCCACAGGAGCGAATTCCGCGCGAGACCGTACCGGGGCGGAACTCGGATGATGGTCGGTACACCGACACTCCATAAGAACGGATTCCTGCAGTTCATCAGCCGGATCCGCCGCGCGCTGACAGGGAGGCGCAGTCATGCCTTACATAAAGCCGGCGAAGAAGCCGTTTGAGAAAATGCGGCGTCTGCTGCTTGGTTATGAGCTGACGGCATCTAAGTTGGCATCAATCCTTGGATGCTCCCTGCCCACGGCCCGGCAGCGGCTAAACAATCCAGGACTTATCACAACGGAAGAGTGGAGCAAGATCAGCCGGATCGGTCATGTTCCGATCGAGGAGATCCGGGAGGTATTTCTCCAATAAAGGAAAGGAGGGAAGAAAGAAATGCCGTTTACTCCGGAAGAGCTTGACGAGCTCAGGCGATCAGATCGGAGGATTGATCGAGCTTTTCGCGGTACATACGTGCCTGACGCATCTCAAAGAGAGCTTGACCAGGAAACTGATGAAGCCGCTATTGTCCAGGATCTCGACCACCAACAACTCCAGACTCGACGGACCAAAGCCGCCTATCGTGAATTGGAGCGCAGAACGAAAGATGATCAGCTCAAGGCGTATCGAAAGTCCTGGTATGAGAAAAACCGCGAGCAGGATCTTGCGCGGCGCAAGGCTCACCATGAAGCGCATCGCCAACAGGAGCGCGACACCGCCCGCATCTATTATCAAGCCCACCGGGAAAAGATCCGTGCGAAAAACAAAGTCTACTACCAAGAACATCGCGAAGAGTTCCGGCGTAGGAATCAAGCCTACCGCGAAGTCCACGCCGATGAGCTCAAAGCCAAGAAGGCTGAATACTACCGCAAGCATCGGAAGGAGATCCTGGCCAAGCAGAAAAAACGGGACAAGGCCAGAAGAGCAAAATAAAAGCCGCCTCCTCGCCATAAGGAGACGGCTAACCAGCAGATTTAATTGTACAACGCATGTAAAAGACAATGGCGGAACGGGACACACAAGCAAATGCCGTGCACGCAGTTCCGTGCTTCCATTTTTAAGGAGGTGTTTTTCACATCCTTTCGTAGTGAGATTTTTGTGCATGGCCATTACACAATATGAGGATAAATCATGAATACTCAAAAACCAACAACAATTCAGAAACAGAATGAATGGCATTTCCCCTTGACGGAAAAAGCCGTCGAGCTCAGAGGTCGGATCTACCGCATCGGTATCTACTGCCTCGAAAGAGCACGGGGGCTGACGGCTGTGGCAGAGATCACATCGACCGATCTCAACGGTGACAATTCGGATCAGCTGGTGTTCTCCACGGTGGCGGCGGCGACGAAATATTTCGCGGAGCTCGCCGCGCTCGCGAAATGAGAGAGCTCTGCGACGGATGCGCCTTCCTCGATTACGAGGCGGCGGTCAATCCCTATGACGTCTTCGCTGCGCTGTGCCGCGACGAAGGCAAGCCCATGACCGGTGTGCGCCGCATCGTAGCAGTGTCGGCAATTGGCCCGCCGGAGGGGATAGCCCGGCCAGTTTGGTGCCGGGGAAAGAAACAAAAGGAGGTGAGAAAGGATGAACAAATACCGCCTGTTCCCTCGCAAAAACTACAAGGCGATGTATGAGGCAACGAGCAAGGCTCTGGCGTCTACCGTGGTGGAGCTGATTAAGAGCCGAGATGAAATCGCCCAACTCAAGAGCGACCTGAAAACGGCTTTTCAGACGATCGACGAAGCAAAGGCGGTTCTTTCCACCAAGTACAAATAAAAAGCCGCCTGTTGGCGCAGGCGGCGGAAAGGAGTAAAGAGAGTATCTCTACCCGCAATCTGGTACATGCATTATATCACATACTCTCTCAAAGCACAATGAAAAAGTTTCTCTTAACTGCGGGTGGGCTCGCGGTGCTGCAGCTCATCAACGAGGAAGTGCTTTCTTCCTTCGTGCTGATGGTTGTGGTCACGGTCATTCTCGTGAGAGGAGTTAAGGCCGTCATGAAGGAGATGGAGCGATGAGCACAACCGAACTGTCTGACGCGGCGAAAGCGGCAAAACGCGAATACATGAGACAATGGCGTGACGCCAACCGGGAAAGGATAGCCGCAAACAGAAAAAGGTACTACATGGAAAACAGGGAAGCACAGCTTGAAAGAGCCCGGAAATACAGAGAGTCGCATCCTGACTACCATGCGAACTGGCAGAGGGAAAATCGCGACCGCTTTAATGCCTACCGCCGCATGCGATATGCAAAGAAAAAGGAGGCGCCGAAGTGAATATACCCGATGCACCGGACATCCGCATGACGTAGGCTACAGGCTACCCAGCACAGGTAAAGTGGCCGCGCTGCCCGATCTGTGGGCAGGAGTGCGAGACCCTGTACAAAAGCAAAAACGGAGCTGTCGTCGGCTGTGATGAGTGCATCGAGACCGCCGACGCCTGGGAGGAGATGGACCATGACAAATAATATCAAAGCCGCGCGCGAGGCGTTGGGTATCGGCCAGCGAGAACTTGCCACAATCATGCAGGAAATTGAGCCGCGGATCGACGTCGGAATGATTTCCCGCTTCGAAAATGGCGTGTGCTTACCGACACCTATCGTCGCGGATAGACTTGCAAGCGCGCTCGGGGTATCTTCCCGCGATCTTTTCTCTGAGGAGGGGCAGACATACCTCCAGAATGTGCGCGATGCGGACGAGCCTGTAGAGGGGCTTCCCTTTGTGCTCGAAGATCTGATGCACGAGCTCGGCAACACGCCCAGGACGCGGCGAGAGCTGCGTGAGGCGCTGGATATCTCAGACAGGCTGCTTCGCAAGAGAATTGCCGAAGCTCGCGAGCTCGGCTATGCAATCGTCAATCAGGGCGACGGATACTTTATCCCGGAGGATCTGTCGGACATGAAGCAATTCTATTTCACAGAGCGCAAGAGAGCACTCTCTATCCTGCGAGGTCTGAAAAGACTTCGGAATTACTTAAAGAAAATGGGGGTTAACTTACATGAATGAACTTACACCGTATGAGGGCCAGATGCCCGTGAGCGTCCGCGACGAGCAGGACGCCTTGATGAGCATGGACTATGACAACGTCCTTGCACTGGCCGAGCGCGCGGACAAGATGGTCGAGGCGCTGAACAAGATCATGGCCGCGGCCGTTCGCGTGACGACCAAGAAAGACTGGGTGCTGATCGGCGGCGTGCCGTATCTCCAGGAGAGCGGAGCGACGAAGGTCGCGCGCCTGTTCGGGATCACCTGGAGCATCCATCCGGGCTATCCGAAAACCGAGTTCGACGGCGAGGGCTATCCGACCTATACCTACCGCATGACCTTCCGCATGGGCGCGCAGGAGATCGAGGCCGAGGGCATGCGCAGCGCGAAGGATGAGTTCTACGCCGGTAAGAAAGAGAAACGCAAGAGCGTGGACGAGATCGATCTTGCCGACGTGAAGAAGGGGGCCTATACAAACTGTCTCAACAGGGGCATAAAGGCGATCCTTCCCGGACTGCGCAACTTGGACGCCGCCTCGCTTGAGGCATGCGGCGTTCCGGTCGGCGGTTCGAGCGGCTATACCTTCAAGACCGGCTCGAAGGGCGGGAACACCGGCAAGGCCGAGGACAGCGGTGTGTGCTGCGAGGCCTGCGGCGCGAAAATCTCCCAGAAGGTGGCGAGCTACGCGCAGGGCAAATACGGCCACATGCTGTGCATGGCGTGCCAGAAGAAGGCCGACCGCGGCGAGCTCGACCTCGACGCGCTGGACGATGAACCCGAGGAAGGCCCGCCGCCCTACGGTGACGGCGACGATCCGTATGAAGGGAGGCGCTGATCATGCTGACAGCTGAATACATATCCGGGAAGGTCTCGGATTTCGTGAAGAGCGAGATCAAGGTCTATCCCTGCAACAACCTCCGCGCCTCCAACATCGGCCATCCCTGCCCGCGGTATCTGTATCTGCTCATCAACAACTGGGAGGAGCAGGTCCCGCATGACGAGGGCCTGCAGAACATCTTTGACCTCGGCAACTCCATCGAGGAGTATGCCATCAAGAAGCTGCGCGACGCGGGGCTTGAGATCATCACTCCGACGCAGCGCAGCTGGAAGGTCGAGAACCCGCTGATCACCGGACGCGAGGACATCCGCATCAAGGATCCGGAGGACGGGCAGCTGTACCCCGGCGAGATCAAGGGCCTTTCCCCGTTCGAGTGGGACAAGCTCAACAGCGTGGAGGACTTCTACAACTCCAAACGCTACTACGTGCGAGCTTACCCTTCACAGCTCCTTACATACTGCTGGAAGTTTGAGAAGGAGAAGGGCTTCTTCATTCTCGTAAATAAACTGACCGGCGCGCTGAAGATCATCGAGGTGCCCTTCGACTGGGCGCGCGCCGACGCGCTGCTGAAAAAGGCCGAGGGCATCTATGCCGCGCTCGCGGACAAGACCGGAAAGACGATCCCGGAGGCATGCGACGATATCTCCGTGTGCGAGAAGTGCCAGATGCGCCACCTCTGCACGGCGTCGCATGAGCTGCCCGAGACGCAGATCGACGACGGCGAACTGGAAGAGGCCATCGACCGCAAGAACGAGCTGGCCCCGGCCTACCGTGAATACGGCGAGGTCAACGACAAGATCAAGAAGCTCGTTGGCGAGCGCGAGAAGGTCATCAGCGGGAAGTACATCGTAACGGCAAAGATCGTCAACATCGCCGAGCATACCGTGGCGGCCCAGCAGCAGCGCCGCCTCTCCGTAAAAAGACTGTGACAAGCAAGCGGACGAAGGCACTGGCGATCCCGGATGAGGTCAAGCGTGCCGTGTGGGACCGGGACGGGGGTCGCTGCGTATGCTGCGGCTCCCGGATGGCCTCGCCGAACGCGCATTATATCGCCCGGTCACAGGGCGGGCTCGGCATCGAGCAGAATGTGCTGACGCTCTGCGCGGATTGCCACCGGAAATATGACCAAAGCGTCAAGAGAAAAGAGCTGCGTGCGTTCTTCCGTGGGTACCTGAAAAAGATGTATCCCGGATGGGATGAATCGGAGCTCATCTACAAGAGGGAGTAAGCCATTGAATTATCTCGAGTTTTTGAAAACAAAGGTCGAGGTCGCGCCTGTCTCCGGCTTTGATGTCCCCCCGGAAGAGATCAGCCCGACGCTTAAACCGCATCAAAAAGACGCGGTGCGCTGGGCGCTCCACGGGGGAAGAAGGGCGCTGTTCGAAAGCTTCGGTCTCGGCAAGACCGTGCAGGAGCTGGAATACTGCCGCCAGGTACTGCGGCATGAGGGCGGCAAGGCGCTGATCGTGCTGCCGCTGGGCGTCCGGCAGGAGTTCAAGCGGGACGCCGTACAGCTGCTGGGACAGGAAGAGCCGCGGTACATCACGAGCGCGGAGGAAGCGACGGAGGACGGCAAGATCTATCTGACAAACTATGAGCGCGTGCGGGACGGGGACATTGATCCCTCACTCTTCGCGGCCTGCGTCCTCGACGAGGCGGCGGTGCTGCGCTCCTTTGGCAGCAAGACCTATCAGACGTTCCTGCCAAAGTTCCGCGGCGTGAAATATAAGCTTGTCGCTACGGCGACGCCGGCGCCGAACAGACTTAAAGAGCTGATCCACTATGCCGGCTTTCTGGAGGTCATGGACACGGGGCAGGCGCTGACTCGCTTTTTCCAGCGAGACAGTACGAAGGCGAACAACCTGACGCTGTATCCGCACAAGGTAGAAGAGTTCTGGCTTTGGGTATCATCCTGGGCGCTGCTGATCTCGACGCCGTCCGATCTCGGATACGACGATGAAGGATATGCGCTTCCGCCGATGGAGATCCGTCCGCACATGATCAGCATGGGCTATGAAGGTGTGACCGATAAGGATGGCCAGTTCAAGATGATGAACGATGCCGCGACAAGCTTAATGGAGGCAAGCCATGAAAAAAAGGATAGCATATCGGCCCGTTGCGCGCTGGCCAAAGAGATCGTCGACAGCGACCCGGAGGCGCACTTTGTCCTCTGGCACGACCTCGAAGCCGAGCGTCACGAGCTCAAACGCATCCTCCCGGAGGCCGTGGACATATACGGATCTATGGACTACGACGAGCGAGAGCGGCGCGTGATCGATTTCTCCGAGGGACGGACGCGGCTATTTGCCACAAAGAAAAGCCTGTCCGGGTGCGGCTGCAATTTCCAGCGGCATTGTCACCGCGCGATCTTCGTCGGGATCGACTATGAATTTCATGATTTCATCCAGGCCGTGCACCGCATCTATCGCTTCTTACAGACGGAGAAGGTGATTATCGATATCATCTACACGGAAGCTGAGCAGCCGATCTATCAGGCTCTCATGGAGAAGTGGAAGCTCCACAACGAACAGCAGGAACGGATGCGGGAGATCGTCAAGAAATACGGTCTGAACGAAAGAGATCAGATCAAGCGCATGGAGCGCAGTATAGGAGTAGAGCACATGGAGGTAAAGGGAAATCGCTACATGGCCATTCACGGTGACTGCGTCGAGGAGACGGCTAAGATGGAGGAAAACAGCGTCGATATGATCTTGACCTCCATTCCTTTTTCCAATCATTACGAGTACACACCCAGCTATAACGACTTTGGCCACAATGAGAACACCGAGAGGTTCTTTGAACAGATGGACTTCTTGTCCCCGCAGCTGCTCCGGATCCTGCGGCCGGGAAGGGTGTTCGCCTGCCATGTCAAGGACAGAGTGCTCTTCGGGAACGCCACCGGGACGGGCATGCCGACGATGGAGCCCTTCCACGCGATGTGCATCGAGCACTACATGAAGCACGGCTTTCAGTATTTCGGCATGATCACCGTCGTCACCGACGTCGTGCGCGAGAACAATCAGACCTACCGCCTCGGCTGGACGGAGCAGTGCAAGGACGGCACGAAGATGGGCGTCGGCTGCCCCGAGTATATCCTCCTGTTCCGCAAACTGCCGACGGATACTTCGACAGCCTATGCCGATGTCCCCGTCAGCAAGAGCAAGGAGGAATACACCCGGGCACAATGGCAGATCGACGCGCACGGCTTTTGGAGATCCAGCGGTGACAGGCTTATCACCAAGAAGGAACTGATGAACGCTCCGGTCGACCGATTGCAAGCCATGTACCGCAAGTACAGCAGGGATACGGTGTACAGCTATGAGGATCATGTGGAGCTGGCCAAGAAGCTCGATGCTGACGGCCATCTGCCGGCGACATTTATGGTCGTCGCGCCCGGATCCTGGAGCAGCGAGGTGTGGGACGATGTCAACCGCATGCTGACGCTGAACACCTCGCAGTCCCAGCGCCGGCAACAGATGCACGTCTGCCCGCTGCAATTCGATATCGTGGACAGGCTAATCAACCGCTACACCAACGAAGGCGACGAGGTCTTTGATCCCTTCGGCGGGATCGGCACGGTGCCGCTGCGGGCCATGAAACTCGGCAGGCGGGGACGCATGACAGAGCTGAACGAGGATTACTTCCGGGACGCGGTCGGATACCTGCAGGCCGAAGAGGACAGGATCGAGACGCCGACGCTGTTCGATTTGCTGGAGGCGTGAGATGGGAGTTCTCCACTGGTATGAAATCCCGTGCGCTGTATGCGGCGCAGAGGAAACCAACAGCTGGGATAAGCGTATCTCCCGTGCCCTCGGGTACAAGCATATCGTCTGCGAGAAGTGTATCGCTAAAGAGTATGACGTATCCGTAGAGGAATTGAGGCAGACAATGGAAGGTCATTTCGGCCTTCTACCTTGTCCGGGGCTGCCTGACTTATGAGCGAGGTCAACAAGATCAGTCGGAAGCTGCTGGCTGAAGGATGGACGAAAGATCAGACACCGCCTGGCATGCACCCGTGGAACGATTTCGACGGAGGGTGGAGCTGGAAAACAAGCGCGCGCATGAACACGGTTTTCTCCACGCCTTGCGGTTTGCTCCTTCGGAGAAGGGATTTCGGTAACGGTTCAATGAGTTTCATGGGCGTTGACTGGACAGAGGAGAACGACAACTATGCTGTCCTATGCCCTTACTTCGGCCGAGGCCGCTGTGAGCTGAACGATCCGCTTCTTGAGGATCATCCTATGGGCGGTGGAAGCGGAGAGCTGCTCTACTTTTGCCCGATACATGAAACAAATGAACCTTTCGATTATGAGCGCAGCCGTGAGAAGGTATTCGACGACGGCGAGAAGGTCAAAGAAGAGAGATGGAAAGCTTTCCAGGAGACGCGCGGCGGTCGTGTATGCCGTGTTCACAGCAGATATAACCGCAGCACAGGGGAGTGGAGCTTTCGGTACGACCCTATGATGTGCTTGAGCTGCAGTTATTGCACCGTTCTCGGAAAAGAGAACAGCCCGAAAACGGCCAACGTCTTTTATGATCTCAAGATCATCAGCGTTGTCCAAGGAGAAGGAATGTTCCCAGACGAGGAGCGCGTCAGCATCACAAAGGGGTTGAAGTTCCTCGAGCACCCTCGCTCTGAGACCGTATGCGAGGCCATTTCAAAACTCTGCCGGGAGGAGATCGTGCGCAAGGAAACTATGCGCCGTCACATGGACATCTTTTTCGGGCGAGTTAAGCGGGTCGAGGTCTTGAATGTCCGTGTTGAGCGGAGAGAGAGCCGCGATTTACTACAGGATCTCAGAGACGTGCAGGAAGGTATCGACGTCAAACACGCCTCAGATATGGAAGCCGCAGCCCAAGCAAAAAAGAAAGATGATCGAGCCGCCCGGCAAAAGAAACGGGAAGAGCGTCTTCGGAAAGCTGTGAAGCAAAACGGATATGAGAACCTCGAAGGCTATATGAAGCATCGAGTGAACCGCTCTTTTTCCAAGCTGGAGATCAGAAAGATGGAGAAAGAAGCCGAGCTCGAGCGGCAAGAGCAGGCAACTCAGAAGCAATTCGAGATAGAGGGAATGTGAAAAGAGGAGACTAATTCTAGGAATTAGCCCCCTCATAAATGGAACAAATATCTGGACAATTAGATCAATGGAAGGTTGTCGTCAAATCGCCACTTTTTTCCAAGAGAGTATAAAAAACAAGGCGACTTATCAACGTCCTGTCCGCATGAAATGCTGAGAAGTATCCAATCTTCCTCTTTACTGGCAAGAAGATCATTCACTTGTTTTACCAGCGCAACTTCTCGAACTTCAATGATATTTGAATAGTCCATTAAGCAACACCTCCTATTTTTGAATGATATCACATTCAACTATCGATTTTCAAGGAGCATGTATGAAAGCCCAAATAGATATATTCGATGAGATCATCGTCGATAACTTCGCCGGCGGGGGAGGGGCGTCGACCGGGATCGAGCTCGCAACCGGGCGCCCGGTGACGATCGCCATCAATCACGATCCCGCGGCAATCCTCATGCACAAGACCAACCATCCCCATACTGAACACCTGCAGGCATCTGTGTGGGACGTCGACCCGATAAAGGTGTGCGCCGGCCGCCCGGTCGGGCTTGCTTGGTTCTCCCCGGACTGCAAACACTTCTCGAAGGCGAAGGGATCCGCGCTTGTCGACCGCAACATCCGCGGGCTTGCGTGGATCGTTCTTCGCTGGGCCGGGGCCGTGCGCCCGAGGGTGATCATCCTGGAGAACGTGGAGGAGTTCCAGACTTGGGGACCGGTGAGGAAAGGCAAACCCGTGAAGAAAAAGGCCGGTCAAACGTTTTGCAAGTGGCTTTCCCAGCTTCGCGAGCTCGGATATGACGTCGAGTACCGGGAACTCGTTGCCGCCGATTATGGCGCGCCTACGACGCGCAAGCGCTTTGTCTTGGTCGCTCGCTGTGATGGTAAGCCCATTGTATGGCCAGAGCGCACACACGCGCCGGCGGGCAGCGAGCTTGTGAAATCCGGGAAGTGCAAGCCGTGGCGCGCTGCCGCCGAGATCATCGACTTCTCACTCCCGATGTATTCGATCTTCGCCACGAAAGAGGAGATCAAAGAAAAGTACGGTGTCAACGCTGTGCGACCGCTGGCAGAGAACACAATGAAACGTGCGATCCGCGGCGTGGACAAGCACACGATCAAAAGCGGAAATCCTTTTATCATTCCGACAGGCTACGGTGAGCGCACCGGACAGGCGCCGCGGGTACATGATATCAACGCCCCTCTGCCTACGGTCGTCTCGACAGGAAAGCAGAATCTTGTCGATCCTGTCCTTTCTCCCTTCACCTTCTCGAACACGGGAAGCTCGGCCGGCGCATCTGCGGACGAGCCGGTCGGTACGGTAAGGACGGCCGGGGGACAGATCCTCGCGGCGGCCAACCTGATCCAATACCACACGGAGCAGACCGAGAACGTCAGATCGAGCGGCCTTGCAGATCCGCTTCAAACCGTGGACGGCAGCAACCGGCACGGGCTTGTTTCCGCGCATCTGACTGAATACTACAGCACCGGGCGACCGCTCAATATCAAGGAGCCGCTGCATACGGTCACCGGGCATGATCGGGAAGCGCTTGTCTCTGCCGTTATCCATCCGGTACATGACGGCGGGTACAAGGGAAAAGGCAATAAGCCAGACGTACCGCTTAACACCGTGACGACTTCCGGCGGGCTGATGCTCACGGCACATCATATCGCGGAGTTCAAGGGTGCGGACATCGGGCAAAACGTGACACGCCCGCTTCGGACGATCACCGCGAGCGCCGGGAAAGACCGGCAATGCGGAGGCGGCACCTTCGGCCTTGTGGCCTGCCGCATCGCAACCTACTCTGACGGAGCGGAGCTGGGGCACTGGCCGGAGATCCGTGCACTGCTGAACAGGCATTGCGGTTATGAGCTGGCGGAAAACGAGATCCTTCTGCTGAAGATCAACGGCAGGCTTTGGTTTATCTCGGACATCACCATGCGGATGCTGACGCCGAAGGAACTGTACGCGGCGATGGGCTTCCCGCCGGATTACATCATCGACCGGGACTACACCGGCAGGCCTTATCCAAAGAACGCCCAGGTGGCGCGCTGCGGGAACGCGGTGTGTCCGCAGATGGCATCGGCAGTTGTCAGGGCGAATATGCCGGAGTGGTCCGTTACGATCACGACGATGGCCGCCCTGCACAAGATGGTGGCGGTATAGGAGGGCAGACGATGGGAAAGAAAACCAACCCTCGCAAGATCCCGCGGACGCAAGAGGATTGTGATCGCTCCCATGACAAGGGCGTTGACGAAGGATGCGCGATCGCGTGTGCGATCTTTCTGACCGTGCTCGTGGACAAGTTCAACGGTGCCGATTATATCCGTGACGTTTGGGGAGAGGTCTTAAAACTTTCCGAGGAAATCAAGGAGCGTCGCGTCTCTGTCCCGGATCTTCGGCACGTGCTGCTGGAAGAATACAAGATTGAGGTGTAGTGATGGCTGTAAAGAGAATGTTTTCCATGCAGATTGTAGATACAGATGCTTTCGTGGAGATGCCGAACGATTCTCAACTCCTGTATTTTCGCCTTTGCTTGGCGGCAGATGATGATGGATTTGTAGCGAACCCGCGCCGTGTGATGCGATCCTACGGTTTCTCCGAGGACAGTATGAAACTTCTGATCGCGAAGAAGTTCACCCTTGTGATGAAGCACGCGGAGAATGTCGTTCTTCTGATCAAGCACTGGAAGATGCACAACACGATCAAGAATGACAGATACAAGCCGAGTCCCTATCATGATCTTCTCCGGTATGTGTACCTCGATAAAAACAATGCCTATTCCCTCAATCCGGGAGAGGGGAAGAGGCCGGCTCTTCCCACAGGGGCTGGCGTCCATCCTCCTACGGATCCAGAATGGATCCAAAATGGATCCGTAGATAAGGCTAGGATAGAAGAGGAAAGGTTAGATACAGGAGAAGATAATAATCCTTTCTCTCCTTCTTCTGAAGAAAAAGAAATAAAAGAAAAAGAAGCGCCACCCGGGATTCCAAGCTTGACAGGGGATGAACGCGCCGCGCGCGTCGAGCACTTCGCGAAGACGGTCAAGTCCTTTGCAAATCACGGGTATCCGACCGATGGTCCGTACAGACTTGCCGAGGTGGAGGGAATCACGCGCGAGGAGATTGACAAGTGGATCCTGGAGGGTAGAGAGGAAGGAGATACGACATGAACAAATACAATTCCCAGAAGGAGGTTAGATTATGAACGATGCAAATAATGATCTAATTGCGAGACTGCGCAACGGCACAAAGCTCCCGGCGCTGCAGGCCCTTCTGAATGAAGCGGCCGACAAGATCGCGGAACAGGGCAAACAGATAAAAAGCGAAAGAAAGTATTTGATTGTCTGTAATGAGCATCGTTCATGGCCGACCGGCGCGCTTCTCTTTTGGGGACATAGGACCGCGGACAGCGAGAGCCGTAGTTTCGGCGGCTATACAACCCAATTGGATAAATGCGAACGCTACACCAGGGAAGAAGTCGAAGCGTGGAGAAAAGGAGCAGTGGAACACTACCCCTTCTTCGACGAAATCAAACCGAATAGTTTGCAGGAATTCAGAGCTCATGAAGAAGTCGTCTGCACCTTGGATGAATTGAGAAGCTTTGGTTTCAAGGTGTGGACAGTGGTTTGCAGAGAATAGGAGGACTCATGAGAACCGGAATCCATGAAGAACATTTCGCAGGAAATTGTCTCGGCGCACTCGGTATCCCGGATCACGGTACTGTAACGATCGACTTTGACGCGACGCCGCGTGTGTTCGATATCGTGTTCTGCGATTCTCCCGAGGGAAGCATTCACGGTTTCATGAAACAACTGCTGCGGACGGGAGACCATCCTCTTGTCGGTACATGTTACGAAAAGCCGGAGAGAAACTATCTGTTCACACCAGCCTGCATCATGGGCGTGGCTTTGGAATTTCGCGACGTCAACGGGAAAGTCGTTTGGAAGAGACCGGAGCCCACGAAAGGGGACAAGATCCGGGCCATAAAAAACGAGGAGTTGGCAGATGAATTAAGACATTTTGTTTGTCCAACAAGATTTGGAGGACAGGCACGATGCGGGGACACAGGCGGATGTCGAGCTTGCTGGCTTGCTTTCCTGAACGAAGAGGATTCTGTATGAGCCGGAAGATCGAGGCTATGCACGCGCGCTTCGGCATACTGCCGGGCAAGCGCTGCGAGGATTGCAGCAACCTCATCAAAGGATACTGCGGGGGTACCTACGTCCGCAAGTGTACAGTGTACGGTGCAACGCACAGCGCGGCTTCGGACTGGCGCAAGAAGTATGTGGCCTGCGGCCTGTATAACCGCGAGTGGAAGGGCTGCCGGATTATAGACGTCTGCAAGAGCGAGAATGCGCGTGCGCGGCGCATGGAAAAGATCGTCACGATGGACGGTCAGATCAAATTGGAGGATATGTATGGATCAATTCAGTAAATCGACAGCGACAGGAAGCGATGCTGATTTCTGCGGCTACCGCCTTCCGTGCGGATACTGCCGCGCGCTTGAAAAGCCCTGCCTGCGGAGAAACGCTCAGACGTATTCCATTGGTGTTACAGGAGAACAGTGCGGATCTACCAGCAGCGCAACCATGAAGGACTATCCTTCAGCGACGACTATCTCGGCGCAGAACGGAGGCGGCGAATGAGCGAACTTAAACCTTGCCCCTTCTGCGGGAGTACAAAGTTGAAGATAGACAGCAAAAGCAAGAGAGCTGGCTATACCGGGCTTGATGCCCCGGTTGACCAAGTTACCTTTTCGGTCAGGTGCAATGTGTGCCACGCGAGGGGCGGTGCTGTTGGTGGCAAAGTTGTTGATACCGCTTCATTTCTTATGCCGAGCTGGGCAAAGGAAAAGCGCAAATTGCAAGATGCCGCCGCCGAAGCATGGAACAGGAGGGCTGAGTAATGGCCATTAAAAACTACACAACCGACGTACCGGTGAATAAGACGGTCAGCGAGATCCATCTCATGCTGGCCGATCATGGTGCCAGGCGAATCTTGTTTGATTACAGCGCCGACAGCAAAGTGAAAGCGATCAGCTTCACGATTGAAACGCCAACAGGGGAACAGGCCGTGAGACTGCCGGCCAATGTGGAGCGCGTGCGTGAGGTCCTGAGACAGCAGAAAAACAATCCCAGGAACCGGAACCGCTCTCAGATCGACGACAGTCGGGACCAGGCAGAGCGCGTCGCATGGCGAATCGTAAAGGACTGGCTTGCCGCCCAGCTCGCCATTCTGGAAACGGAAATGGTAGATGTGCAGCAGGTGTTCCTTCCGTACTTTCTTAACCGGCAGGGGCAGACGCTTTATGAGGTTTACAGTTC